GTGCTGGCTCTATCAGTATTGATGTTTTACCCCGCCCCTATTAGATGCCAGGGGAGGTAGCGTGTTTGCTGGGATGTGATACGAACAAGTGTTCGATGAATGTTTTGTTGGTGCTGGTGATGGTGGCGGGGTGTGTGGTTTGTGGGTGTTCGTGTGTGGGCTGCCCTGCCCCCCCTACCCCCTCTCCCCTACCCCCCTAAAGTTTTGTTCCCCCTGGATTGATTGCAGAACGAATGTGTGATGGCGAGAGGTGATTGCGGATCTGATGGAAGAAGGTGATCGGCTTGCCCTGTGCCTGGTGGTACTACCTCCCCACACAGGTAGCAGATCCCCCCCCTGGTTTTTAGAAGCTCCCGTTCTTTGCGATAAGTCGCACCATATAGGGTGGCCTTCTTGAGTTTGCGTGCAGGGTCAGCATCGCGTTTCCTATCCCTGATGCGTTCCTGCCCTCGATGACAGTTCCGGCACATAGAGTCTTTGGATAGCACCCCACATCTGAGGCAGGGTTTATTGAACACCATTGGGCTTTTGATTCCAGCTAACCCATGCGTGAACTACCCGCACGAAGTCCCTGATGTTTAGGTCTGAGAGCCTTTCAAAGTCCTCCTCGCTGAAGGCTAACTCGCAAGCATCAAAGAGGATGAGGATGTCGCTGCCGTCATCGTCTAGCTGGGCTGCCTTCAAGTCCATGAGCAACTGAATCGGCATGGCAAAGAAGTTGGTTGCTACACCCCTGAACTTGTCTGTTTTCACCTCGACTGGCGGGAGGTCTCCGAGTGGGTAATCCTTCAGCAGTTCATCGAACGCGAACTCCATGAAGTCATCAGGATCATTTGTCATAGCAGTTCTACTGTACCCCTGAACGGTTTGCCCTTCTCGAGTTCAAAGCAGGTGATCGCTGTGGTGGAGTCCCCGCCTGCGCCCTGCCTGCGTGTGTACCAGTCTGAGCCACTATCTGAGGTGGAGGCTTGCACCCACCACCGTTCGCGGTTCTCAGTGCCAGAGATTTGTTCGCACCTGTGATGGTGGAAGTGACCGCTAACCATCGTGGTCACTGCTGCAAGGTAGGAGGAGTTGAACACTGCCTTAGCCCAGAACCCTGCGAAAGCATCAGGTCGTGCAACCTGGTGCCCATGTATCGCACCGAGGATGTGTTCACCGTTATCGAAAACATCGAAAGCGAAACCCTCATCGTGCGGTTGTGGGACTAACCAGCGTGTGACGGGCAACCCTACCTCTGTGGCGAGGCGGCGGAGCTGTTGCAGGATTACGACACCCCAATCATCCTGGCCTGGTTTGCCCACCTGTGCTTTGTTCACCCTGAACTGGCAATGGTTGGAGGCTACTGAGCCGTAAGTTATCGGTGCATATTTTGATGCGAGTTTCATCAGATCCCACAGCAGCGCACTTGCAAGGTCTACCTGTTGCATCGGGCTGAGCGTGTTGGACTGAAGTTGCTCCATGTCAGCCTTATTGCTCACACCCTCGATCACATCCCCCATGTCAAGGATGACAATGTGCTCATAGTTGCCTGCTTTGAGTTTCTGCTCAATGCGGTCATAGGAGGCGTGTATGCGTTGGATGGACTCCTCATGCCCTCCCCTGCTACCGCCCTTGCCAATCTGGAAGTCAGCGGGACATATCACGAAAGTCTTGCCGGATTTCACCGGCTTAGGTGTCTTAGGTTTGCTGCGCTTAGCCTCAGCGTAAAGCGTAGGCAGGTGAAACTCTGTGAGCTTCTTGCGGAAGTGGAAACGGTACGCGGTCAGCCACAACCCATCCCAGCGTTGCCACTGTGACGTTCGAGGGGTGCCAATAATCTCATACTCATCAGCGGAATATCCGCGATCCTCAAGGAACTCATCAAAGTTAGGTGGCTCAGCAAGCCCCTCAGTCGTAGCGGTTCCCTCATTTCCGTCAAAGTCCAGGCCCGCCCTGAAGTCTTTAGGTGCCTCAACCTTCTTAGCTGGTTGCAGATCGTCAAGCATTAGCAGCCTTACAGCGGCAGGAGCCACGCCGATGGTTCCTAATCGGGCCATCACCTAGCGGCGCACCCTTAGCCTTCAACGCCTGTGAAAGAGTCCAAGCAGGCCAAGTGCTTTCATCAGCGAGCGCGTTTGACAGGATCTGTGCATCTGCCTCATCCAAGCTCACCAGGAGAGTGCCCACCTTGCAGAAATAACTTTTCGCGGGAGGTTCCAAGCCTTCTAACATCTCAACCATCCACCTTTCATTGAGTGATAGTCAAAGCCTAGCCCTAACCGCTCACATTAGGGTGACTTGTATAGCGCAACCTGGTGCCCGCGTGTCTGCATACTCTTTGAACGCGGTCAGCTTCACCACCTGTGCATCATCCTCCCAAACCCCTGCATCGGAAAGTGCATCGCAGATCCCACGCACTAGCTTGTCCAGGTCTGGCGGTTTGATCGGCATGGGTCGTTTCGCCTGCTTGATACTTGAGGGGCGTTCCAGGTAGAAGGTCACAGCAAGTTCCATCGGGCCTGCGGGTTTCTCCCACACCTCATCCTGAACAGCTTGGAGCGCTGCCACACAGACTGCTTTCCTCCACGCTGGGAGGTACTTGGAAGCCTCGACCATGCGCCCACCACCCACATGCCGTTTGCTTCCCTGTGGGGAGGGTCTACCTAGCACGCTGATGTGCAGGGAACTGGTCACATCTCTATGCTATCAAAATGATAACGGTTCTCATTAGTATTGGGCAAAGGAAAACCCCCTCGGCTGAGGGGGTCTGCCTTGACTGCTCTAGAGGCTAGGCAATCTGAAACGACTTGATGACCTTGTGATCCACCAGGTATTGCCAGAAGCTCTCAACGGTTTCCCGCTTGACCCCCGTGATGTTGTAGGTGCGGGTGATGTCTTTGTGCTGGATTTCTGTGATAGTCATTTTGACTTCCCTTTCTTTGTTCATGTGATGAGTGTATACCCTACGCACTAAGTATGCAGGCCAAAACACAAACTTTCTCAAACTATTTTTTAGGCCTCACAACATTCAGAAACGCCAACAAATACAACACCGCAGACACCACAAACCCGAAACCGGCAAGCAACCCCTCAGCCTCCCGAGCAAGCAGAAAGTAAAGAGTAGCCATACCGCCCAGAATCAGAAACCCAAACATTAGAACGGGGTGTTCTCATCCACAGGCTTACCCTGACCAATCTTCGCCGTAGGCCACTGCTCCATGATCGCCGCCTCCTGCACCTTGTCACCCACCGAAACAATCCTCGTAGCACGCACCTTCACCGCTGCACCAATAGACCCATCACGCTTAGTGAAAGTATTAGTGCCCGTGATCCGGCCCGTCACAGTGACCTGCTTAGCGCCCTCCACATCAGGCACCTCATCAGTAGTCACATCATAAATAGTCTTATCCACCGTCTCCCACTCATCCTGGTGATTCTTCTTGCGAACATCCACGCCCACCTTCAACGCGACACCCCAATCAAACTGCTTCACATCATTCAGCCACCCAGTGACCTCAATCAAAGCCTCATTCTTAACCATTCTCATTCCCTTCCCATTTGATAATGTGTGACGGGTTCACGCAATCATTATGCCCACAACCTCTGACACCAGGCAACACCAGCCGCCCATCATCATCCAGCGGTGTCACATCATCCTTAGCGAACCCACCATGCCAGGGCAAACACTTGCCCTTCTTCGTGTGAACCGTCTGCACCTTTCGTGCCCTACAAGAAACACACAAAACCGTTTTCTGTCGCGTGCTGTTTAGATCCCATTCAAACCCGCAACGCTCGCACTGAATCCTGGGCATCTAAAACACCCGCAGCGATTTCGAGTTGCCGATCAGTGAACTCATAGCCCCTAACTTTACGCGATTTGACAGGAGCCTGCTGAATCTCTGGTTCGCGTTTCACCTCAACGTGTTCCGGTTGCTTCACTGGCGGAATCATCGAGCGAGGCACCTCATACTGTGCAAGGAACCTATGGTTAGCCCAATACTTATCAGCCTTCCTGTTCTGCTTGCGCCTCAGTTTCACCTGATAAGGGTGTGTTGGCCTTTCCGTTTCCAGCTCCTCTAAATTGATAGCCATTTCCTCAGCCCAAAAGTTCTCAGAATAAGCGCTCATCAGTTTCCCCCTCCTGCTCCATAGCCCAACGCAACCTGCCCTCAATAATCGGCAAGTATTCCTCAGTCAATTCTGCACCCACAAAGTCGTACCCGTCAAGTAATGCCGCTTTACCAGTAGACCCTGAACCCGTAAACGGGTCAAGCACTGTTCCCCCAGGTGGTGTTACAAGCTTGATGAGGTAACGCATTAGCGCGGTGGGTTTGACCGTGGGGTGGAAATTGTTGTTTACGGGAACGGGCCTTCCTCTTGTGTCCTCGCCGCCTGACATTGTGCGCTTTCGCTCTATTGTTTCCAGCTCCTCTAACCCCTCATTGCGGTCACGCTTAGAAGCCTTAGCCACATAAAAAAACCGTGAAGCCCCACCAGAATCACCAAAATCACCTCGAATCTGACCAGAAACTTTCCCAATGCCCTTACCGTAAGTGTTTGCATTGTAGCTTGTAGCTTTTCTAACAACGCCACTACTGCCGCTTGTGCTGACCCCTGATTGTTCATCCAGCAACCCAGCCGTCACCTCATCAAGAATCACATTCGCAGGCCAACGACCCGTGTTGGGATCGAAGCCGCTACTTTGATCATGCCTATCCTTCATCTTGAAAGTGCCAATGCTGTCATTCGCTTTAGCTGGAGAGGATGGGACTCTTTTGCTCGTGCCGATTCTGCTGCCGTCAATGTTCAACCCACCCACACCCCAAGCAAGCACATTCTCCGCAACCGTCACACCTTTACCAAACGGTTTCCGCCCCACCACAACAGGCTCAAACGCAGGCTTCAACGCAGTACCCCACCCCTGCCACGCTTTAGCTTCAAGGGTTGAAGGTGCTGTGATGTCGTAGTTTCCATCAGACTTAGCGCCGAAACCCCATTGGGTTGCGAACTCTGGTTTATTGCTTGGAGTTCTCCATTTAGAATCAAGCACTTCACGCTGCTTATACGCAGTCCATTCAATCCCAGTACGCTCCGCCACAAGGCGTTCAATCGCTTCAGGCACTTCAGGCAAGTAGGGTCGCAATTTATCGAATAGGTCAGCCGTGGCAATTGCAGGCTGGCTCTTTTCGGTCAGATAGTGCGAAGCCATTGCCGTCCCCGTTGCTTCGTTTATTTGCTCCGCTGTGATTCCCGTCGAGCGCATCCATGCCGTGAACTGCAACTGACGGTCACGATTCACACCCTGTCCCTTATCTATCGCTTTTGACACATCCAACGACTTAGGGAAACCGCTGCCCATCACCCAGGCAAGGTTGGCGCTGCTCGTCGGCTGAACCGGTTTGCCACACCTGGCACAAATCGGCCAACTTCTCCCCGCTTGTGATCCCCGTTCGTCGGATACAACTCCAGATTCGACGGGTGATTGTTCGCCGGATTGTGATCCTTGTGATTCACCACCTCCGTCCGAGTCAAAAGAAACCCGCACATCTGAGCCATCACCAAACGATGCTCCATGATGTAGCCGTCCTTCCGCGCCATCGGTTTCGCCCATTCCGGCGCTCGAACGTACTTGACCCCCGTATAGTTCCCCTTCGGTCGCTTGTACGTCACCCCGCCCTTCCAGGCTGGATTCTTTTCCATTTTCATACCCTTGCGAGGATTCGGCCCGCTTGGTGCTGGATAAACCTTGTTCCGACACGACCGGCTGCAATACTTTCCCGCGTTCAGTTTCAACGTCGAGGGTCGGCGATATATCGGTGTCGCGCACAGATCGCACTCCGTGTTCGGCCTGCGGTTCACCTGTTCCATAAGACCAGTTTACCATCTGAGGCTCAGGGAACTCGCACCCGCAATAGTGAGGGTCACCATAGAATCGCGCAATGTTGTCACGGATTTCAAACCCAGCATCCTCCACAGCCACCGCCAAACGATGCCAAGTACGCGACCCACCAAACGCCAACACATGACCCCCAGGCTTCAACACCCGCAAACACTCCGCCCACACCGTCACATCATAAGCAATCCCCGAAGAATCCCACGACTTCCCCATGAACCCCAACTCATAAGGCGGATCCGTCACAACACTATCCACACTGTTATCAGGCAAGGTTTTCAGCACATCCCTACAGTCACCCAAAAACACACGCGCCCCACCCACAACAACAACCGGCTCCATCACTTCTTCCCCTCCATTAGTAACCGTAACGCTAACTCAGCCTGCTGAGGAACGACACCATTGCCGCAAGCCTTCAGCTCATCCTTACGCGACAACCCCAGGTCAGTAACCCAACCCTCAGGCAACCCCATCATCCACTCAGTGAACTTGCTAGACAACCTGTGCGCCCCATCCTTACCATCAGGCTTAGTAGGTGCAGGGGCTTCCATCCCCGTCACTTCCTCCCAATGTTTCACAGCAGGCCCAAACCTTCCCCACTCCGAAGAACCCGTGACAGAATCCTTAGTTGCTGGTGAAGGCGAGTCTGCACGACTTACTTTATGGCCCTGACCGGCAACCAAATCCATCACCTGATCCCTAATCCCAACCGAGTTTCCCCGCTTCAACGCCTCAGCCTCACCCAAAGCTCCACCCTGACCATCACTAGCTTTAGGAGTACGCAACAACTCAATGCGATTAGCCCACAAAGGCAAACTCACGCCACGATTAGGTGACTCCGTAGTGCAAGCCCGCTGCAAACCCTCAAACATTGAATCACTTGCTGTAGGCGTTGGCACGCTCACTCCCCCCCCTCCAGGCGAGGATGAAAACCCTGAAACGCTGGTGGGGTGCCCCTGCTTCGGAAGCTCGAACACCACGCCATTCCGCATCGTACCCGAGGTCATCCAAGTCCCCGAGAACAGCTCCAAGTGCCCGCATATGAGGTTGTCCGTTTCCGGTTTCTCCCATACACCACGGACAGTGTTCCACATCGCTATTAGCTTTAGCATTTAGTAATCCCCTCACATTCTCAATCACAACCCATTTAGGTTGCAGCACATCAATCGCTTTAGCGAACTCACTCCATAAACCTGATCGTGTACCCGAGGCAAGCCCAGCCCTACGCCCCGCCTGGGACACATCCTGGCAAGGGAACCCGCCCGTGAGAATATCCACCGGCTCCACAGAAGCCCAATCCACCTTGCTCACGTCACGATAGTTAGGCACCCCAGGGAAGTTCGCCTCAAGGATCTTAGAAGGCGCATCCTCCCACTCACAATGCCAGACAACCTCAGCATCGAACTGTTTAGCCACAGCGATATCAAGACCGCCATAGCCAGAGAACAGTGAACCGATTTTCATTCCCAGCTTCTACCGTTATTGATGAACAAGGTGGCGAGCTTGATTGCGTTCTTGAACTCGCGTGTGGTGGCTTGCGAGAAGTCGAGGAGTGCTTCGCTGAGAAGGACATCGTGGATTTCTGTTGCTTGGTCAATGCTGACCTGTGCCAGGTTGCTGATTTCCTGTGTGGTGTTCATTGGTTTCCCTTTCGTTTGGCTGATACTCATACTGTATACCATATACACAGAATTTGCAACTACCTGCAACCAAACTCCCCAGGCCGGCACTCCCAATGCTCACCCATCCCATGCAACTCCTCCACCCACGCCCGAGGCATCACCGCAACACCATCACGCCGCACAACCTCCCACACAGCCTTAGCAGTCACAAAGCCAGCCCTCGACTCCTTATAAGCAGGAATCAATGCGGCCTCACACTGCTCAAAAGAAAACTCCCCCAGAACCCGCAACCACATCTCCACCATCCCCTCATCCACAGGCTGACGATCAAGCGAAGAAACCATTGCCAACAAAGTCGCAACCTCACCACGATCCATCACCGCACCCCCTTCAACATGCCACCAAAGTCCACATCAGGAGACTCAATAGCTTTCACCTCATCCTGGCCCCGATATCTCTGAGCAAGTAGGGCAGCGTTCTCAGCGTTAGTGAGCTTACGACCCCGCACAGGCTCAGGAGGGTTATCCCAAGCATCAGCATTCAACCAAGTCGCAGGATTCTTGGTATACCCGTCATCCCTATTTGGATCATCCCGATACCTCTTTGCACCATCCAGCAGAGTCTCCAAGCTCACACGCCTAATAGCCTTCTCAAAAGCTCTAACCGCCGCAGGCTTATCAGCGGTCTTAGGGTATACAGCCCAAAATTGATTGAAGGGGCTCTCGCTAGTGTTCTCTAGCTTGTTCTTCTTAACTTTAGTTTTATTAGGAATTAGTTTTCTATTGTCAGGTGGGTTTGCCACAGTGGACTGAGCCACAGTGGACTGAGCCACAGTGGAGAACCAACCTCTGGCATCCTGCAACTCATAACGGTAGCCACCCAAGCTCATATCGGCATGGCGAACCCGCACAAGGTCAATGAAACCGAGCCCCTCAAGTTGCTTCCGAGCGGTACGCAACGCGGCCCTACCGAGCCCGCTCTCGCGCATGATTTGTTCATCAAGTATCTGATACCCAATCTTGTGACTGAGCAGATAGATCAGCAACATCTTTGCCATAGGTGGCAGCTCGTCATTACGGATTAGCGAGTTAGGCACCATTGTGAAGTTCCCATCCATCGGGAACTCTGGCCTGTAAATGCCTGGTTGTGTGTCCATTGTCTAGCCCTTCTACCGGCTAGACTTGTGACTAGCCGATGCTCTTATCATCGGTTTTCATGATGGCCTCCTGCTCCACCTCGCGGGGGGCCATCTCAATTTTCAGTTATACAAACACCCTACACCCGATAGCGTGATCAAAACTCCTGACCATCCCGCACCGTTATCTTCCACCCGTTCGGCAGCAACACCCACCACCTAAACGCCACACAATCAAACACAGGATGTTCAGGTGACTCCCACACAGACAGTTTGTGCCCCCACCCCCGAGCCTTACCGCCCACAGTAGCGTTCCCCTCCATGTCCCCGTTGTACTGCCCGCACACCATCATCAAGTTCTCAGGGATGTCGAGGAGCTTTGAACCCCCCATGCCCCGATTGATCCTGTGGTGTGGCACCAGGTCATCCTCGCGCCCGCAATGCCAGCAATACTGGTCACGCTCCTGCACCTGCTTCAGAACCTTCTTAGGGATCGCCATGTTTACAGTCTACCTAAGTCACTTCCAGGCAGCCCTGCATCGGCGCGTACAAGCGGAAACAGCCTGCAAATAGTATGCGCCCCCCGTTTGAAGCTGTGCGCAAACAAATCTGTTTGATGCCGTACTGTCACAATGACCCCTAACCCCAGGACACTTCAGAACCCCGCACACTCTGGCTCTGCGAGATAATCGGCAGCGGATCCACCACAACCCCATCAATGTGCAACTCAAAGTGCAAGTGTGGCCCTGTAGAAACCCCTGTGCTTCCTACCGCCCCGAGGGTTTGACCGCGAGCCACGTTCGCCCCCACACGCACATCATCAGGGATAGACCCCGCCTTCAGGTGAGCGTAAACAGTAACCCAACGCTCCACCTCACCCTCGGTTATCGGCACAATATGTTCTATTTTCACCCAGTACCCGTAACCCTGATTGATCCCAGCCTCAGCCACAACACCGTTCAAGATAGCCATGACCGGCTTACCCTCCCCAGGCACAAAGTCCACACCCTGATGATCGCTACTGCAAGCGCCACAAGGCGGAACCCTCCAACCAAAATCGCTACTGATTTCAGGGTCATGGACAGGCAACATTGCGTGCGCATAGTTCAGCAAGTTAGGGCGCTGAACAGCCTGCTCGAACCGGCTAGTAACAACCAACCCCTCACCCGTATCCATACTGAACACAGACACCCCGCGAATTTCCAGCCCGTCAATCTGCACATAAGGCACAGGCTCCCCAGCAGGGCCGCCAGAACCCCGCACCACCTCACTACCGTTCAAGCTCACCAACATCGGCGCGAGCATGTAGAAGAAGATAATCAGGGCACCTGTCAAGCGGTGGTGATCCATGAAAGCCCTCAACATTAGAGTTTCATCTCAGCCTGCATCAGCTTCGACATCGTAGCCTGAGCCATCAAAGCAGACTCAATCACCCGCAACTTAGTGCGCACCCTGTTCACCTGAGCCTTCGCAAGGTCACGCTCAAACCGAATCTCAGCACACTCCAACTTTGCCCGCGCCTGCCGTTCAGCAACAGACCCAGCACCAGCAAGAAACGCGCTCGCCTCAGCCGTATCCAAAGCCTTCTCACAGTCAGCCAAATGAGACTCAGCAGAGAACAGCGCCTCCACCCCCTTGCGGTTCTCCACAGTCAGCTCAGCAATCTCCTGCACAATCTCAGCGATTAGCATTACTTATCACCTGCCTGCGCTTCAGCGTGCGCCTTCACCTGGTCAAGCACATCCTGTGGTGCCCCAGCTTTCGAGGCTTCACCCCACAGCAACCGCAGCCGGTCTTTATCGGTCAGCAGTTTAGCTTCCGTAACCCATTCGCGTGCTTTCTCTGCCTTCTCGAACCGTTGCACCTTCTCCATCTCCTCACGCGAGGCACGCTTGTTCCCTGAGTAGCCTGCATTAGCGAGGGCGCGGCCTATGCTGCTGGTCTCGCACACTTCGAGGGCTGATGACTTCTGTGGGCCACTAGCACTGTCCACCTCATACGCAAGCCCTGTCGCTTTAGGGCAACCGCGTTCGAGATCCTCACCAGAGAAAAACACCAGCGACTTCACCACCCAAAGCTTCTCAGTCCGATACTCAGGCAGGGTCTCATTCTCAGTGATAATCCTGCCATCTGGATGGTCACTATAGAAGCGCTTGATACGCTCCTCAACAGTTTCATAATCCGCCAAATTGAAGCTAACCATTGTTATCCCTTTCTAGTTTTTCTTGCACCGCTAACCGAATCCAACTACTTGTAGGCTTCAGATCACGCTCAGCCGCAACCTTTATTGCTTCAAGCTCCAAAGGCAACAATCGAAATGAAGTCTGAGTCAAACGCCTCTCACCCAACCTGGGCCTAGCCATCACTTACCCACCTTCTGAGCCAAAATGCGCCCCTCAATCTCCCAATAATCACGCCACAAGTCATCAGGCTGCTCACTGCCATGCAGATCCTCAACATACTTAGTGGCAACCTTCCAGATGTTCTTATCCTTTGTATCCATCATTTACCCTCCTCCATAGTTGTTCAGCCGTATCTTGTAACACATCAATCATCCCCTCATCGCGTTCCATCCACAAACTCTCAGGCTCAAACCATGCGGGAGCAAACACACCCCCAACATCGATCCGCTTCATCCACGCAAACAAACATCGTTCAGCGCCCGTAACGTGAAGCTGCCACTGCACCTGCCTGCGGTACTGAATAGGGATAACACCATCAGCCCAATCCTTCCCCGTGGTCTTGATCTCCGCAATCATCGTGTGATCGGGTGACAGGCCATCGGGTGTGGCCAAATGGTGTGGTGACTTGTCGTTTCTAATGAGCCACTCATTAGGCAGGATGTCGAACTTCGTGTGGACAGTCCGAGCAATCACCGGCTCAAAGTCCCTCCCAAACGCCATGTAAGGATTGTCAGGGATCTGTGTGTCATCAATGTAGTCAGTGACCGCCTGTTCAAGCCCCGCCTTCGTTGCGGCCTTTGCCACCTGTGTCGCTGTCACCCCGCCCCTGCGGGCAAGCAACCACCCCTGCGGGAAATATCCTTTGTGAGCCACAAACCTGTCAGCGGTTATCACGCGACCATCCTCATCCACTTCTGGAAGGCAACCTCATACCCCTTCTGTTTTGTCAGCTCATCCACCTGAGCAAGCGCATCTTCTAGCGCCGCATAGGCTTCATCTCTGGCCTCAGCCGAACCGGCAAGGTCAGCGCCCCACGATCCCAGAATCACCTTAGATAGTTCTTCAACACTCATCACATCCACCTTCTTTCCGTTATCCTTACCCTATGACCAACCGCAGACAAACCGCGCACCAGCGCCTGCAACACTCCATCAACAAGGTTGGTTCTGTGCCCTGTATGGACAACCCCGCTGTGTTCTTTCCCGAGGATTACCCCAACAAAGAAGAACGGGAACAGACCACCCGCATCGCCCGCGACCTCTGCAACAAGTGCCCTATCAAAGAACAATGTTTTGAGTACGCTGTCGAGGCTCAGGAGCCTTACGGGATATGGGCTGGCACACTGCCATCAGAACGTTAGCCATCTTCATCAATGTCCTCAAACTGTGTAAACAAAGCCCACGAATTGAGGTGCAAGCGCAAGTGCTGCGCCTGTGTTCTAGTCAATGACAATGTGCCAGGCTCCTCCATCGCCCACACGTCATGATCGAGGCGCACATTCACATCAAGCCCATCAGCGCTCAAACTCATCATCTCGTTTCCCCTATCTGTTCAGTCTCTATCTTTTGAATTATCGAATGAACCCACCCGTTTGAATACATGCCCGCGGGTAGACCCTCAATCAGAATGTCAAGAACCCTAGCCCTCTCCACCTGCACAGCCTCACCAATCTCATCCATGCGAGACACCCCACACGATAGACCTGCGCCCCGAGGGGAGAACCTGCCGCGCATCAGTATCAGCCACCAAGCCCTTCCCCACAAGCTCAGCACGCCTAGACCTAATCCCTGACTCACTGGCCCGAGGTGCTTTCTTATAGTTGCGGTAAGCCTCAATCAGCTCACCATCAGTGCGAGGGCGCTTCTCCAACACGCGCAGAATAAACGCCTGTGTCTGAGTCACATCGCTCACAGAGTCAGCAGCCTCCTGACTTGTCACCGGATCTGTTTTTCTTGCTCTAGCCATCAGTTACTCCCCTTCAGTAGTTTCATGGAAGCCCAGGCAACCAAACCCAGGCCAATAAGCGAGGCACCATTGATAGGTGCTAGCGGGTCAATCATCCCTGGCGCGAACAGGAACCCTGCCCCCACCACCATCAGCACCCAGCCCATCACAGCCACACCGCCACAACAATCGCGCCCGCTATCAGCACTATTGCGATGTATAGCAGAACCGTTATGAGCCGGTTCGCCTTCTCCTGCTTCCGTAGGTCACGCCTACGCACAGCGGGTTCCTGCAAGGCAACATGCTCACTAGCAGGCTTGAGCCGGAGCAGTTCGTTGCCCCGAGCAGCCGCAACCTTCTGGAAGAAATCCTCATCAGCGAGAATTGCCCTCATTTGGTCAGCAGGCAACTGGTGGATGTTTTCCGCGTACCAGTCCACCGTGTCACGCAAGGCAGGGTTTTCATACGACTCCTGCAATGCAATTTCAATGTTCTTATTTAGGCCCATGTTCTTTTCCCTTTCGTTAGGCGTTGCTAAAAGTGTATAGCATAACCACAGAAAAGCAAAACACCCAGCCAGGGTGTGTATAGTGTAAGCATGATGAGGACAGACACTTACGACATAAGCGACATGAGCACCGAGCAACTCGCAGACTTACGGGCATGGCAAACCGAGCGCCTAGAAACCGTCACCACAGAGATTAGAAGGCGCGTAGAAGCCGATTATCAGGACAACAAGAACATCATGGCGCTCGCTAAAAAAGCGGGCGTTACAAGGCGCACAGTGTACGCCTGGGTGAACAGCTAACTACTGGCAGGAATCACAGAGCAGCGCTTCAGCGGGGTCAATCGGGCAAGCATACCCATCCACCTGCTCAATCAAATCAAACTCGCCCATCACTCGCCAGCCTTGTCATACACAAGCACCGAGGTCAGCAAAGACATCACACCGGCAAGCGCAGCAATCCCCGCAACCTGCGCCCAGTCCACATCAATAACATTCAAAACCTGTGAACCCGTGATCACAGCAATAGCGGTCTGCGCCACAGTCTTGATGGCACGCTCCACCGAATACTGCAAATAACTTTTCAACTTATCCATCAGGGTTCTCCTTCTTCTTGTCCTCCCACACAGCCCCGAACACATAGGTGGTGAGAATGAGTGTAATCAAAGCAACCCCACCGGTGATGAGGTCTGAGGTCGCACTGTCATTGTTCAACAGCACAGCCACTGAGCCACTAATCAGCATTAGCGAACCCAGCACAAACGCAACGAAAATGTAGCGCCGCCTAATCTTCCATGAAGGTTTCATCCAAGCGCTCCTACAATCCAGGGCATTACTGCCGCGACCAAACCGAACCCGCCAACAGCCCAACCCATACGCATCTCAAGCTTACGGATCCGCGCCTCATGGTCATCAATCTTGCTCTCCGAGTCAGGGAGGCTGTTAGCAATCTTCTCAAGCAACCGGCCCTGCCGTTGAACCTCAAGGTAAATATCTTTCATTGAAACCTTTACCGCCACAGTGTCAGTGTTCTCAGTCACCATCCACCCCTGTTCAAGAACTTCTGCAAACCAATCACAGTGGACTTGCCAGCCACCCCATTGATACTGCCCCTGTAAAACTCATCAAACTGCAACATGCGTTGAACAGCAGCCCAAGTTTGCCTACCGATAACACCATCCTCAGTGAGCTTAGGTTTAGGTGTGGCCTTGACAGGTTCAGCGTTAGCGTGACCGAGGATACTTTCAGGATCAAAATCAGTGCCCCAACGCTGTGAGCGCCTAGTTTCAAAATGTAAATGAATCCCTGTGCTTGCCCCAGTCGTGCCAGTATGAGCGATCACCTCGCCACGTTTGACCTTCGTGCCTTTGAGCAAAGGTGAGGGTTCCCGTAGGTGATAGTAGACAGTCCACACACGAGGGTTCTGGTGCTCCAGAATGAGGGTGTACCCGCCACCAGTGCGCTTGTTCAAGCTCACGCCCTTATGAACCACCTTGCCATCAGCAGGCGCACTGATAGGGCCGTTATAGCCAACGTCCACGCCACGATGTTTCTTCCGCCTCCCCGTGATCGGGTGCTTGCGATAACCCCAGGGGGATCTAATCGTTTCGCCAGCAGGCCAGGGGTTAGACAGTTTCATCAGACAGAAAGCCCAAACGCAACCTGCACCTCATCCACAGTCAAACCGAGCGCTTCAAGCTTTGCGATAGCGGAAGCCTTAGCATCCACAACTGCTTGCTCATCGTTAGCGATTTCTTTCTGCACCGTAGGCCAAAGCTTCTTCAACTCTGATTCCGTAGGCGCATCACCATCAGATAGCCACGTTAGCCCCGAATAGTTGTCACCGTTAAGAGTCCACTCGGACTCAGGATAACGCCTAGTTAGTATGTGTGAAATGTCCATTAGCCCGCGACCTCCATAGCCGTAATCGTTGAAGCTGTGCGCCCGCCATAAGCCGTATTGTTGTCCGAACTACTACGGTTCACATAAACTGTGCTGGTGTTAGTAATAATTTGGAGCTTATACACCGTCGCAGAAGTCGTGTTAGGTGAGTCAAGAAACTGCATAGACCTATTTCGTGTGTCTGTATTTACGCCAGGATAAGTGTGTGTGGTGGATTGTTTCTGACTAGCCAATCCAGCATCTCCAACAGCAATAGGAGTGGAGTCACGCATGAGGCGTACTTGAACCCCTGCCGTGTTCGGGAGGCCCAGGTTAATGCTGAAAGACACAAGCACCTTACTCGAAGTGGCTGCGGGTGTAAGGGTGAGGGTCAGGTCTGTCACATCCGCGAAAGTTGTGCTAGTAGTGCTGAACGTGTCTGTCTTGGTCGCAGAAAGAACCTGCAAAATAGTGCTCTGCCCTACACTCGTGAAAGCTGAACCGTTATACACCTCGACACCGTTAGTGTCCTCAAGGTAAGTCACCATCCCCTCGGAGGGGGAGGAGATTGCGGCGGTGCGTGCGGAAGAATCTGCAAACACCATCACAGACTGATCTGACACAACGTTCAGTTCGGCAGCGGTCAAAACTTGACCGGCAACAAACACTTCTCTCGGCAAAATATCTCCTAAATACTAAAAGGCTAAAACGCCTGCTCCGCTAAGTTTACCAAACACCGCATCATCTAAGACAAATAGTGAAGTCTGTAATGAGCCTACCCCCACAGTCACAACGTGGTCATCAGCGGTCACTTCATGCCCCAGTGAAATCACAAGCCCATAACGCTCAATGGCAGATCCCACACCGTTCGGCGTAAACTTGATTTGGATTACCGAACCCATGTCCAGGGCAAGCATGGAAGTTTTCTGCAACTCAGTGAGGTTGCTCATATCCACTGCGAGCCGAGCGAACCGATATTCAGGCTCACCGTAACGCCCCACAAGGAAATCCGCGTAACCGCTTACCTGTGTGGCATCAGAAAGCAAAGTGTCCACATTATTCTCAAGGATCCCGTAACGGGTCTGAGATAGCGCATTGTTAGCTGTGGAGCTGTCAGTGCCGTTAGTCACCGTCACCTGGTTATACAACTGCTCAATCCCATACTCAACCTGAGCAGGAGCAAACGGAATCCCAGAACCATCATCCGCAAACACAGTGACACTGCCCGTTGTGGGTGTGCTGAGCCGGTCTTTGAAAGCCACCCGCCCCTGCTTATCAATGAAGAACAAACCGCCCTCAGACAGTTCCACC